GCCGCCGTCGCCGCTGTCGGGGGTGCCGACGCTGTCGCCGGGACTATCTTCAGCGGTACTCAGCGCCGACTCGATGTCGCCGCGCAGGTCGTCTTCGGGGCCCATGAATTTCTCCTTATGTGCCCGTCATGCGGGCGATGGTTTCGGCAATATCGTTACGGGTAATTGCTCCACCGGCCTTGCCTTGCCGGTACAGATCGCGGGCGGCTTCGGCCTTGGCCCAGGATTCGGTGTAGTCGTCGGCGGTGGTCAGGCCGTGGCGCTTCATGTACTCGCGGTGCTTGCTGCGGCTTGAGATGTCAACGCCGTCCAGGGTCCGCAGGCCGTCGTAGGACCGATCCCCCGACAGCGGGTTGTCGATGGCCCTGAAGCGCACGGGCGGGAAGTAGCGGTCCATCTGCTGCTGGCAGCAGAAGTGCGGCAGGGGGTTGTCGATGTGCTCGCGGATCGAGCGCACCGTCTCCTCCTCGCGCCCGCAGGCTTGGCATTTCCAGTTGTAGGTGGGCACTACTTCTTCTCCTCGCGCAGGGCGGCAATGGTGGCGGCGGTGCCGCCAGTCCCAGCCGCGAGCGCGGCCAGCATCTCGGGGGTGGCAGCGCCCGCGTGGGTCTTGCCCATGATCACCATGTCGCGGGCCGTCTCAGGCGACACGTTTAAACGCCGTGAAGTGTCCATGATGCGCTGCGCCAGCAACTCCAGCTTGGGCGCGCCGATGGGCGACGTCACGCCCGTGGCGTTGGAGCCCGCGCCCCACACCACGGCCTGGGCGGGCACCGCCTCAAGCCCCGCCTCGCGGGCGATCTTGTCCTTCCACCACGGGCCCAGCGATACCATCTCGGGCACGCTCGCGCTGGCGCCCGCCGAGATGGGCGTGGTGCCACCGGCCTTGCCGCGTACGTCGGGCAGGCCCACCAGCCTCGACCAGTGCGCGTCACCGACAGGCCACTGCGTCTGGAAGCCCGTCTCGGGCACGCCGCTGGCGTGGATGTAGCTCGGGACTTTGGCGCTGCCCATGTCAAGCTCGCCGCCGCCGCGCAGGTACTTCGCCATCGGGCCCGCCTGGGCGGTCTTGTGGTAGGCGTGGCCCATGACCTTCGCCATGTCGTCGGGCCGGTTGCCGGTCATGCCGCCGCCGTGGGTCACGAAGTCATCGAAGCGCCCGGCCTTGTCGAGCCAGTTGGCGGCGGTGCCACGGTTCATCTCGGTCAGCACCTCGCTGCCAGGACTCGCCATGCCCGTCAGGGTGTTGAAGCGCTTGTACTCGGCCACGGCCTGCTCGGGCCCGTACAACTCCTCAAACCGTTTGTATAGCGGGTCCATCGTGTACCAGGAGGCCATGCCCTCAAACAGGTCGGGCCGCTTGCGCGCCTCGCTGATGATGTCGAGCAGGCGCTGGTTGTTGCGCGGGTTCATCACCTCGCCCGCATGCGCGGCGCCCTTGGCGCCCGGGGCTGCGGCGAAGGGCCGCTCGGTCATGTTGCCTGCGCGGCGCCCCTGCTGCGAGATGTCGAACAAGTCGGAGCGGTTCACGCCGAACAACTGCTGCATGGCCGGGTCTTCCGGCGCCACCTTCGCGCCCGCGACAAGCTCATCGGGGGCCTTGTAAACCCCGGGGAACATCGCCTCGCGCTTGGGCCGCATCACCGTGGGCACGACGCCCTTGGCTTGCTTGATGGCCTGCTCGGCGCCCGTCCTGGCGGCGCTGCCAGCGCCCCGCGTCGGCACCTCCAGCAGCCCCAGGGCGCCCGCCGCCATCATCGGGTTGCTCTCGGCGAACTGGTCCCAGCCCGCCTCGCCCTGGGCCACGCCGGGCACGCGCTCGCGGGCCCAGTCGATGCCCTTGCCGATGGTCTGGCCCAGGCCCTGCAAGCGCTCGGCGCCGCGCTGCGTGCTCGGGCCACCGGCCCAGTCCTCGACGGCGCGAACCGTATCGGCGCCGCCCGACGCCGCCGCCTCGGGGCCCTTGCCGCGCAGCAGGTCAACGATGCCCCGGCTGGCCCCCGCCAAGCCCGCGACGGGCTGGACGGCCATGCCCTTGAGCAACTGGCCGGTGGCGTCGGCCTGCCCACCCACCTCGCGCAGCAACTCAGCCATGCTCGCCATGATCGTCTCCTATGACCCGTCGTCGGGCGGCGCGTCGAGCACCTCGACGTTTACACGCTCAAGCGGCAACAGCTTGAGCACGCCAAGCTCGGCGCAGCGGCTGTTGAGACACTTGAGCGTGAGCGCAACGGGTGGCGCCCCGCCCGGGGTGGTGTGCGGCGCGACCTGATGCAGCGAATGGCCGCACGTTGGGCACCAAACACCCCCGGGCAACAGCACCACCTCGGACATCGGGCGCAGGCCCATGTCAGGACTCCGGGGCCGGGTTGGAGTAGCCACCCTCGGGCTCCTTCTTGTAGCCCGGCTTGACGCAGTGCTCGGCCTTCCAGGCGTCGAATTCGGCGGCTGACGCGCCGCCGTTGGTGAAGCGCGCAGGCACCTCCTCGTCGTACTCCTCCACGACGTCGGCGGCGGCGACGTTGAGCGTCTCGTTGCCGTCCTGGTCGGTGGGGTACTTCTTCTCGGCGGCGGCTTCGGCGGCTTGCTCGGCTTCGTAGTCGGCGTCAGCCTGGGTCTGCTTCTTGGTCATGTCGTCTCTCCTTGGGTCATTGCATCGGTGGTCCCGATGCGGGTTGCAATGGTGCTACGTTGGGGCCGGGCTGCATCGGCATGCCGCCGGGGCCCATGCCGCCTTCGACGGCCAGCATGGCCTCGGCGCCCTTGACACGGGCCTCGGCGAGGTTCTTGACAGCCTGGGTCTTGTTCTTGTCCACGTTGCTGTCCTTCTCGCGCACCGTGGCCTCCTCGACGGGGTCGGGCTCGGGCGGCTTGTCGGGCTGCTGCGCGGCGGCGATGGCCTGATCGAGCACCGTCTCGATTTCCTTGGAGATGCGGAAGCCGCCCAGGCCCCACTTCATCATCTGGAGCACGACGGGGCCAGCCTCGGGCTTGCTCTCGATCAGCGGCGTGACCGCCGTGATGAAGGTGCCGACGGCGGTCATGAACTGCGAGCGGCTGTCGCGCTCCTGGGCCCAGTCCACCATCGCCATCGACTCTGCCTCGATGGTGATGCGGTAGAACTTGCTGTTGCCCGGCTCCTTCAGGAAGGCGATGGCCTGCTGCGCCAGCGGCGCGTCGGGCGAATGCTCGATGTTGCTGCGCTCCACGATGGTCTGCGGCTGGAACTTGTCGCAGATGATCTGCGACCTGATGCGCTGGCCCTGCGCGATCCAGGTGCCGATAGCCTGCTGTTTAAACTGGAGCCTGTTGCCGCCGAACTGGGCCTTCAGTTGCTGCGCGCCCAGCGTCTCGTCCGGGTCGGTCATGCCGCGCATGATGTCGCCGATGCCCAGCACCTCGTAGAGGTTGGCCTTGATGGCCTCGCGCTGCTGCGTCAACTGCCCGATCACCGACGCGATCACCTCGATGGGCACGAAGTCCATCTGGCCCTTCAGCCCGCCCTTCTCGGCGAACGCGGCCCAGTTGTCCACCGGGATCATCTGGTTCTCCATGCCCTCAATGAACACGCGCCCGACGGGCGTCGAATTCTTGTCGTAGACGCCGATCACCTTGCAGGCCTTGATCAGGTACTTCAGGCGCGTCGTGATTTCATCGATCTGCTGGTACTGATCCTGCGCGAGCAGGTAGTCGGCCCGGGGCATGAAGCGCGACGTCGCCGTGTTCGCCATCAGCGGCGCCGGGCACGGGAAGAAGCCCCGGAGCCCAAGCGGGTCGGGCTTGTAGTCGCAGATGACGTCGTAGCCCAGGACATGCCAGTACGCGCATTGCGTGGTCTTGTCCCAAATCTCGAAAACCGCCGCCTTCTCCCACGGGTCGTTCTGCGGGCCCACGCCGTCGTTCTTGGTCTTGCTCTTGCTCACCGGGATCAGCTTGCCGATCTTCTTGCCGAAGCGGGCGACCAGTTCCTCGCGGTTCATGAAGACCCGGCGCGCAACCCAGCGGACGTCCTGCCAGACCCGCGCAGGCGACCACCAGAAGTCCTCCCAGTAGACGTAGTCGGCGGGGGCATCCTCGCCCGTGATGGCCTCGTACTTGATGGGCTCGGCCAGTACAGCCCCGGTCTGCTGGTCGGTGACCGCCTCCGTCTCGGCTTCCTTCGTCTCCACCTCGTAGCGGTACCAGACCTGCCCCAGGCCCACCACCAGGAAGTCGCCGACGGCCTGCTTGGTCACCTCGGGGTATGTCGATTCGTCGCCGTCTTCGACGTCGTGATTGAGCATGCGCTGGAGGATGTTGCAGCCCACGCGGCTGACGTCGTCTTCGCTGTCCTTGTAGCTGTTGCTGACGTCCACGTTGGGCGGCTTGGCGTACAGGCTGGCCTTGAGCACCTCGATGTTCGACCAGAACAGGTTGAACTTGCTGTCGGCGCCGCCGTCCATCGCGCTCGCGTCGCGCTCATCGAGGTACTTCTGCACCAGCCTGCG